ATAGGGCCGGCCGCGCCGATCGCGGCCATAGGGTGCGGGATTTGGCGCCGGTGCTGGTGTCGGCTGCGGCGCGCCTGGCTGGCCGCTGCCACCGCCACCACCAGGCCCGCGCACCGCCGGCCCCGATGGCCCGCCGGCTGCGCCTGGCACGCCGGCTGCGCCGCCTGGCATCGCTCCACCGCCGCCGGTGCCCATGCTGGTGAATGCGCCCATCCCGAGCAGCGGCACCACCCACGCGGCGGCGCCGATCGCCAGCAGGCCGGCAGAGATAGCGCCGAGGCGCGTCACCAGCAGGCCGAGCACGGCCGCGCCGGCCACGGTGCCGATGACGGTTTTCCATCCGCCGATTTGTTGAACGATAGGATCCAGCCCGGTGAAAAATTTAGTGAGCGCCTCGATGATGCTGGTGATGCCAGCGGAAACGGCCTTCCAATCGATGTTAAGCGAGGCCAGCCATTCGCCGAATTGCTTGACCACCGCGGCGCCTGGCCCGGAAACGAATTTATCGAACGCCGCGACTAATTCGGTCATCGCCGGCAGCACAGCAATTGCCGCGGTTTTCTTGACGTTCTCGAGCGTGATTTGCAGCTTGACCAGCTCGAGGTTTAGCTTTTGCGCCTCCTCCTCGGGCACATGAATTGAATCGACCAGCGCCTTTTCATCGACCTGCAGCGCCTTCGACCAGGCCGGTGACATGCCGGCAAAATCGGCGATGAATGATCGGCCGCGGCGGTCGACCACCTGGCTCATGCCGCGGATGTATTCCTCGATGCCCGCTTGCGTGCCGCCGGTTAGCGTTGCGCGCCGCACCCGCTGCAGGAATTCCGGGCCGCCGATGCTCTTATAGATTTCCGCAAACCGGCCGGCCTTCACCCCCTTAACCGCCAGCTCATCGATGATCTTGGCGAGGCCAGCGATTTGCCCCTTTGATTGCTCGGCGGTGAGCCCCACCGCCATGCCGCGCGATATGAGCTTGTCGAATTCTTTGACGGTTATGCCGAGCGATGCAGAGGTGGCATTCATCTGCAGCGTTTCGCGCGATAGGTTGCCGAGCGACTCCGTGATCTTGACTATGCCAGCGACCACACCGCCGCCGAGGAAGGCGCCCGCGCCGGTTAGTCGAACAATACTCCCAAGCTCATTGCGCACCCGCTGCGCCACGCGCAGGCCCGAGGCCAGGCCCGACTCCATTCCTTTGAACCACTCGCGCCCGCCCTCGGCGCGCATGCGCTGGCGCATGCGTTCCACACCCGCCGACACTTCGTCGCGGATGATGATCTCAACGGTTGGAACGCGCGATGCCATTTATTGAAAGCTCAAAGGATTGTGTTGCGGCTGCGTTGCGTTTTGCATTTGCACCGCGCCGTCGAGCGGTTGCGGCTTGAACAGCGAACTAGGATCCCGCGCCGGCTGGCCGAGGCCGCCCACATCGATGTCGATGCTCGCGCTCCCATTCATGCCGCCGCCGCCGTCACCGGCCAGCGCCTTAATGATGGTATCGCCGCCACCGGCGCCCTGGCCGCCGCCACTAGGCACGGCGTCCTGCAGCCCGCCCGGATCATAGCCGCGCTCGGTGAGCTGGTTGGTGAATTTGGTAACCAGGCTCGGCCATAGCCGATTGGTGTTGCCGGGATCGTTGGAGGCCTGGCCGCCTTTCGATGGTGAATAGGATTCGGCCAGCCCCTCGAATGTGCCGCCACCGATGGCAAGATTGCGCGCAACGGTTTGCGCCGTCTTATCGATGCCGGCGCCGATATCGGGAAATTTCATATGCTGCTTGCCGCCGCGCACCATGAGCCCGCCGGGATTCATGTTGGCGAGAATGACGCGGCTCATTCCAAACGGGCCGCCTGGCTGCTTTGATTCAAATGACATGATGCCGGCGAGCAGCGATGGCGAAACACCATGCGCCTCGGCCGCCTGCACGATGCGCTCATATTGGCCGACCATCGGCCCTTGGTTGAACATGGTTTGATAAGCGCCGCGGCTTAGGCCGGCGCCGAGGCCGCTTTCGCCTGGCGTGCCCTCCGGCCCGCCGATCGCGGTTTGCCCGAGGTAGTCGGCGAGGTGGCCGGTCCCTATTGCCAGCTCCTCGAGCTTATCGTTTAGGGCCTTGCGCTCATTGGCATCGGTGGCCGCGGCCGCGCGCTGCTCCTGCTCGGTTTGCGGCTTGCCCTCGCCGCTTTGCTTTTGCGGCTTAGGCACAATCATCGGCCAGGATTTTTGCAGCTCATCGAGGTTTTTCTTTTGCTCATCGGTGAGGCCTGGCTGATCGCTCAACTTGCCCGGATGTTTCTCGAGCGCCTCTTTTTGCCGGCCTTCGGTGTCGACCAGGTCGCGGAACCATTTCGCGCCAAAATACATGGCGACGAGTGGCAGCAGGCGCAGCACCCATGCCAGTTTAGAGATCCCGGTGAGGCCGGCCGCAACATCAATCAACCAGGCTGCGAATTTGATCCCGACCAGCACGCCGATGGCCTGCGGCCAGCTTAGGCCGATGCCTTTGATAACAGTATCGGCAGCGGTGAATGCCGCCTCCAATGCTTTGAGCGCCGACTCGAGGCCGCCCTCTTTGATCCAGGTGCTTATCGCCTTGCTAACATCGCCCGCGATCTCGCCGAGCTGCTTGGAAAACTTTTGCCCGGCCTCGGTCTGCAGATATTCGCTTAGTGATTTGGTGATGGCGGTAATGGCGGGCAGCATTGCCCCGGCGAGGATCTGTTTGATGTTTTCCGAATGGCGCTCGAGCTGCATGTTTGCAATCGCCATCGCATCCACCTGCTCGGTGGAAAGCTCGAGGCGCTCGGGCAATTGCGAAAGCATCTTGTCGATGCCGAGGGCCGAATAGGGCAGGCCGGCCTGGCGCAGGAATTCGGCACGGCCCTTGCGGTCGGTAATTCGTTTCGCAACATTGATGAGAAATTTTAGCCCGGCCTCCTCACCTTGCTTGGCGATGATGTCGCGGAGCTGGCCGGCGATTTGCGGGCCGCCGATGCTTTCCTTAAGGAAGGATCCGAGCGATGACTTGGATCCCTTCACCATGAATTCGTCGAGTGTCTCGAGCGATTTTTTTAGACTGCCGGCCGCCGCCTCGGGTGACTCGCCGAGGCCGACCAGCGCCGCCTTATAGTCCTCGAGGAATTTGGTTGAGACACCGAGCGATTGTGCGGTGTAGCGCAATTGAATGTTTTGCGCTGCCATGTCCTGCAGCGACTTGGTGAGCGTGGCCAGGCCGGCGATAACGCCACCGCCGACCAGGCCGCCGAGCGTGAGGCGCGAGAGCGTCGAAAGCTCGCGATGCACCACGCGCACGGCGGGCGCGAGCCGATCCATTGCGCCATGGAATCGGTCGACTCGCGTTTCGCTGATCCGTTTGAGCTGCTGCTCGATCGGCGCCAGCGCCTTAGACATTTCATCCCGCAGGATGAGTCTAATTTCTATCGATTGGTCAGCCATCCGATGGCGCCTCGGCCTCTTGGGCAGCGCGGATCTTGTCCACTAGCTTCTCGGTCCAGTAGCGATGGCGCTCGATTGCGCTCACGCCCTGCTCGAGAAACACGCGGGGATCAACGTGATAGTATTTCGCCAGCTCATAGCAATTGAGCACGATGCTTTCAGGGTTGCTCATGCCCCTGGTGGCGTAAAAAAACGGAACATTTTCCACGCGACCGCATTCCAATCTTTCGCCGTGAGCATGCGAATGCTCGACGGTGGCACGCCGCAAAGGCGCGACATCATCGCGGCCATTTTCTTTTCGTTGAATGTGATCGATGGCGCCGCGCCGGAGAAATCCAGATAAACCGGATTGCCCGCCATTTCGATATCGCCGCCGGTGGGCTCGCGCCAATGCAGCTCGCGCAGCTCATCGCCGTGCGCCTGTATTGGTTTGCTCAACACCTGGTCGAAAGCATGCTCCTCGACCGGCGCCTCATCCATCGACAAATCGGCCGGCTTGTTTTCCTCATCGGGCGGCAGGTCGCTAAATGTCGGTGTCGGATCTTTCGTGCGGTCATCCATTCGTCGCTCCTCCTCTAAAGCGACTCAACTCGAGTCGCGCGTTAGGTGTTGATTTCCTCGCAGGTGGTGCCTTCAAACCGCACCCGGAATTGACCTTCACGGGTGTTGTTCTCGAGCGCGGATTTGCAACCGGCTTCCTTCAAAACGTACACCTTGCCGTTTGCCAGCTCGGCGGTGACGGTGACCTCGACCATCGCCTCGAGATCCTCCATCGAGACATCGGGCGTTGAGGAAACATCGCCTTCGATCCATGGGCCTTATCTTCGCAACGGGTTGCTAATCCGTCACCGCGCTTGCGCGCTGCTGCACGTTCGACCGTGCAGAGGAGACTATCTCATCACCGTCTTGCGACGGGCCGGGCGCTTCGGGCCGCTTGGCCCTACTCGCTTGCGCGATAGTCGTTACACCTTCCGCATTGCTGCGGCTTGGCTCGGTGTTGGCGTTGCCCGCTGTCCACCGAATTCACCCGGTTTAGCGAGGGCCGCTTAGTTAACCCTCGGCAGCTCTTGGTAGCCGTGCACATAATCTTGCCCGGCGAGAAACGTGCGCTCGACCGCGCTCGGGCTCACGGTGAAATTGCCGCGCAGAGGAAGCATGTTGCCGTCAACTTTCAGAAAGGCTGTGCCAGCGATGCGCTGTGCCATGTCGAGACTCCTTCATGTGGGATTGCGCGCCATCACGGCGGGCGGGGAGAAAGGCCGCGCGCCATTGCAGCGCGCGGCCAGTTTAAGGGCGAGGGAACAGAGCAACCCCGTCCTATCGGATGATCTCGAGATCCTGGCCGCGATTGTATTGCAGCCGGAATTGTACCAGCACCGCATAGATGCGGAGCTGATTCACCAGGTCGGGCGGATAGAGCACGTTTAGCCTGTTGGGATTATTTGGATCCCGCTCGACAATGAGGTGCTGCTTGAACGCCGTGACATCTTCCACCAGGCCGTTGAATTCATCGATGCGATACTGACTAATAAGCTCGGCCTTTATAGTTTTCGGCGTCACGATCTTTTGCCCCACGCCGAACCTGGTGCCATCGTTGGCCAGCTTGTGGCGTGGGAATTTCGAGGTGATGGCCTGGCGCTGGTTGCGAATGAGGCGGGCCAGCGTGGCCAGCGTGGTGACCAGCTCATAGGCATCGTCCGAAAACGAATAGGTATTGAGCTGATACGTGGTCGTTTCCCGCATGATCCGGGTGACGCCATCGAGCCCGGTCTTTTGCGTGGCGATGCCCACGCCGCTCATGCTGTTAAGCTCGGGCAGGATGAATCGATCGTGCGGCTGCGCCGATTTGATGCGGTTGAGCGACAAGGTTTGCAGCGGCCTGGCCGGATCGTTGGTGAGCGCGCGAGCTGCTTTGGCGCAGTATGCCGCCGCCCATTCATAGGTCGGCGAGGCCGCGGTGGGCTCGATGCCCATGCTCGAGGTCACGCCGCTGTTGCGAGTCTCGCCCCAGATGATGTGATCGGAATAGGTCGAGCGCCTGGCGCAGAACAGGTGCCCGTAGAGCTGGCGCATCCAACCCCATCGGCCCTGATCCTCGAATCCGAATTCCTGCTCCCAATCAAACAGGGTGTTGGAGTCGGTGTGCGCGAGCGCCACGTATTCGTATTCGTGTTCGCCGAGCGCGCTAATGCCGGGATCGTAATCCGGCACGCCGGCACCCACCACGGCGCCGGTGCCCTGGCCGAGCCGCGGCGGCACCACCAGGATGACGCCGGGCGGCAGCTCCTCGCCGCCGACCTTGCCGTAATAGTTGAGCTGCAAGGTGATGTCGTTGCCGTTCACCCCGGCCGTTTTGCAGGTGATGGTGACGACATCGGCGGCCGCGCTGGCGTGCACCGGCAGCGTGGGATCGTCCTCGATCCGCGCTGCGATGATGCTGGCCATGGTGGCCGGCGTGTCGGTGGTGCCAACCACGATGGAGTCGATGTGATGGCCGGCCACATAGAGGTGGATGATGCCGGCCTCGAGCGGCGGCGCAATAACCTTGATTTGCGCGGCGGCCGCCACCGAGCCAGGCGCGGGCGGCACCGGCAGGCACCACATTTCTTGCGCGAAATTGTTCGCCAGGAATGCCGCCACCATCGAGGCCAGCTCGCTGCCCTGGCCGGCCAGGCGGTCGGCCTGCATTTGCGTGCCAACGGGAATCGGCACGTTCGGAACACCGAGGCCCGAGCCCGGCACCACCACGTCATCGGCCCATGTCAGATTAAAGTAGGCGTTGACACCTGCGCCGCTGCTCGAGACTGCGGCCACCGGATTGCTCGGCACCGCCCCACTCGCCACGTTGCCGGCGTTGGTCACGGTTGCTGCGGTGACAACGCCAGCGGCCACGGTGCCCACGGTGAGCACCACGCCGTTGCCGAGGTTGACGGTGTCGCCCACGGTGTAGCCGGTGCCGCCGGAAGCGACCGCGGCCGCGCTCACCTCTTTGGTCGATAGCATCATGGTGCCGACAATGAGCGCGGGTTGCCGCACGATCGGCAGGCCCGCCATTGACGGATCCACCTCGGCCCAAAAGAGAGGCATGCGCCATTGAGCTGGAATGTTGTCATAGCTGATAGGCATAGTGGAACCTCCATTGACGGAATGGCGCGACTCACGTCGGGCCGAGCGGCCGTGGTCCCGCGGCGGGCCGTTTCAGATAAAGGCGCGCGGGCGCCTATTCGGTGGGTTTTGGATTGGCGGCCTTGGCGCCGCTCTTGTCGATAGGTTTGGGCTCGGCGGCCTTCTGCTCGAGCACCTTCTGCTCGCCGGCCGCCGGCTCGGCTGGTGCAATGCTCACATCGCCGTCCGCAATGCGGCGTTTTGTAAACACATCGTTAGGCCATTCGGCCGAGCCCTCGGCGAGGAAACCAACGCGCGAGGGGTGATGTTTGAGATACTTGCGGATCTGCTCATTCTTCGGCAGCACGCGCACCACTCGCCGGCCCTCATCGAAATCGGCATCGGTGGCCCGCTCGCGCCCGGTGAGCGGATTCATTTTCATTGCGATGTTGACCATGGCTTTCGCTCCATTGAGAGGAATGGCGCGCCTCGCGGCGGGCCGTTTACTGCGGCAGATTCAGAACGGTGATGATGGGCCGCACCGCGGCCGGATCGTCGCCGGCCTGGCTGGTGGTCATGTGCAGCACCTCGAATGCGTCATCGATAATCGGATTGAAATAGGTGCGGTGCACTAGCGTGATTTCCATCCGCAGCTCGGCGATCGGCGTCTCATTGTTGTGCGCCAGGTTGCCGAATTCGGTATCGCGCGAGAATTCGGTGATGGCCTCAACCACGATCCCGTTGTCGAAATCTTTCCACGCCGGATCGTGCAGCAGCTTCATGAACGCCCAATGCGCCTGGTCGAGCTTGTCCTCGGCGGCCTCGGGATCGTTGTTGAGAATGATCCAAGAAAACCCGAGCTTGAGCGTGTTTACAAATCGCGGCTCGCCGACATTCGGATCCCCATCCGGCCCGCCGTTTTCGTTCATGAAATAGCAGCCGAGGAATGGGATGTGTTCCACCTGCGTGGGCCTGGCGTTGGTGCGGGTGACCTTGGCCGCGGCGTTGAATGGCGGGATCAATTGCAGCCGCGCGAGCCAGCCGCGGCGGATGAAATAGGAATCGCTGTTGACGTTCGGCACCAGGTCGGGCGTGAGCACGGTCATGGCGGAAAGCCCTGGTAAACGGTCGGCGCCTTCACCTCGCGCAAAATCATGGTGATGATGCCGCCAGCATTGCCTTTGCCGGTGAGGTCGAGCACCTCATAGGATCCGCCGGGCACGCCTTCATGAAACGGGATCTCGATGAGGTCGCCCTGCATCGGCATCACCGGGAATTCGGCCAGGCGGATGTCGATGAATGTTTTACTGTCGGAAAAGATCCCACCGTCCTCGGTCAGGATGTCGTTTTCCTTGGTGTCGAAATAGCAGCGCCCGCTATAGGCCGGCGCCGCCGGCTGGCTCACCTGCGGCGTCACCGTCATCGGCCTGGTCATCACGTCCCAGATGATGCCGTACAGGTTTTCGGAGAAATTCAGGGCCACGGCTCACACCCGGATGAGCTGCTTAATGCGTTGCGTGAATTTGGCGGCCTCCTCGCTGGCGATGCGGCGCAGGTGCGTGCGCCGTTGATGCGTCACCGAGGGCACGCCGATGAATTCCACCTTTCCGGTTTTCCGGTTCATGAGCACGTTGCGGCCCCTCGGCCGGAACAGCTTGCCCTTGCGTTTTTTCGCCCGCGTGCGCCGGCCGCGCTGCAGCGGGATCCACAGCATCGGCTTGCCTTTGCTCACCCCGCCGAATTCGTAAACCTTGCTGTATGCAGGCGTTTGCAGGATTTGCACGTCATAGCCGCCGGTGATGCGTTTCACCGGCACCCGGATCCCTTTGATAAACCGCCGGCCCACGCTGGCAACATCGAGCTGCGCGCGCAGCAGCATGCTTTTGGCCATGTCGTCGGCCGCGGCTTTGATGATGTCGCGATAGTTGGCGATCTTCACATCGACTTTGATCTCGAGCGCCATCCTAGATCCAATACCGGGTATATTTTTTCAGCAGATTGTTGACGGCAGATTCCGATAGCGTTGCGCCCATGCTCGAGCTGCTCGAGCCGTTGCCGCCGGCCATGTCCTTGGGCGAGAAATACATGATGCGGGATTCTTTGTGCGCCAGGAGGCGCACGCCGGATCCGCCGGTGGCGGCCTGCGCCGCCTGCGTTTGGAATTGCTGCACCATGAGGCCGGCGGCCTGCTGCAGATCCAAAGGCGCCTCCTCGGGGAGACTGTAGCCGCCGGTATAGGTGATTAAGATCTCGCTGCTGCAGCCGCCGGGGAAAATGATTTTGCCGGTCAACTCCTCGAGCAGGATGGATCCTATATCGATCGGCGTGCCGGGCGGTGACTCGATGCTTTCGATGTCGGTGAGCTTCACCGGCGCATGCGTGAGCCAGATCTTGCACGCGCCATCCGGGCAGCACACCGGCCCCACGCAAAACCATCGCTCGCTCACCTTTTCTTTTGCCCATCCTAGATATCGGTTGGCCTTGTTCGCCAGGATCGCCGAATTCTGGTTGATGACCATTTGCAATTGCGCATCGTTGGTCGTGTCGGCGGTGTCGATTTTGAGCAGCGTTTTGAGATCCGCCAGGCTGATAAGCCCGAGCGCATCATCGGCTGCAGGTGTGATGACGTTAACCAGAGGCTCGCTCATCGGATCAGCTCGGCCACCAGGCGGGCATTGCGGCGGCGCTCGCGCGCCAGGAGCAGGAGGAGCAACCGGCGGCCGCTGTTGCCGTCGCGTGAGCGCGGCAATTCCACGGCCGCCGGAGGCCTGCAGAGGGCAGCAACCGAGGAGGCGGATGCTTTCAGCTCTGCAATGCGGGCAGCTCGCAGGATGGTTTGCGCTTGCGGTGTCATGGTTGGTTTCGCTCGAGGTGGTATTGCTCGAATAGATGGCGCAGCTCGAGCGCCTCGCTTTCGGTGCCATCGGCCATTCGCGCGAATGCCTGATAGGTGGCGCGGTCGATGCGCCAGCTCACCACGCGCGGGCCTGGATCCCCTTTGATGCCTTGTGGGCCACGCTCGCCGGCCTTGCCGGCGGCGCCGGGCTCGCCGGCCTTGCCGTTGCGGCCCTGGCTGGCGAGGAGCTGCCAGCCCTCGCCAGGACATGGCCCCGGATTATCTTTGCGGGCAATGAATGATCCGCCGTTGAGCGCCACGATATCGAGCGCCTGATAGGGCGGCTCGATCTTTTCGCCCCACAGCCCGCGCACCCGCGGCGTGGTGGCGTCCTTGCCGGCGGCCGCCAGGCAAACGAAATCCGGGTGCGGCGGCGCCTGGCCGGTGTCGCGTGTGGCCTGCCAGGTCGCACCGAGGTGCGTCACCACCTCGCCGGCATACTGCACCGCGCCGGCCTCATAGGCCTTGGCGATCGGCAGCTCACCCTCGGCCCCGCGCGGGCCTGGTGGGCCTTCAAAACCGCGCGGCCCTGCCGGCCCTAGCGGGCCTTGCTCGCCGGCCGCTCCACGCTCGCCAGCCGGGCCAGGCGGGCCTTGCGGGCCGACCGTGCCGCCCACACCGTCGAGGCCCTTATCGCCGCGAGCACCGGGCTCGCCTGCTGGCCCTGCCGGGCCGGCCGGTCCCGCCTCACCTTGCTTGCCATCTTGCCCTCGCTCACCTGGCGGGCCGCGCTCGCCGGCTGGCCCTGGTTGACCGTCCTGGCCCTGCAGCCCGCGCTCGCCATCGCGCACCACCGCCAGGCGCTCGGCCACCATGCGCTCGATGCGCGCCAGGGTTTCGACCTCGGCGGCGCGCAGGTTGGCGAGCGTGGCCGCGGCCTGCGCCTCGAGCAGCTCGCGCGCATTGCGAAACGCCGCGCGCTCCTGCGCGACCACCTGGCCGAGGATGTCCGCGAGCGAGTCAGGCGATGAGTCGTCGCCGTTCATATCGATCGGCAGCAGCGCGGATTGCTCGGGCATCGGGGAGATCCTTGCGCGATTTTTCCGGCGGTGGCTTGTCATCGGCCGGCGGTGGCTTGTCATCCGGGCCAGGTGCCGGCGGCGCGGCACCAGGTCGAGGAGCTGGCGGTGTGTGCGGGATTCCAGCGGCCGCGCTCAATGGCACCACCTGCTGCTGCACCCGCGGCTCATCGCCGAATTCGACCTTGGGGAATCCCTCGAGCAGGCGCGCCTCATTAGGCGAGAGCACGCCGCCCTGCACCGCCTTAACCAGGCCGTCGATGCGGTCCTTGAACGCCGAGCGCAGCAGCGCCGAGGTGTCAAATTCGACATACTCCTCGGGCTGGCCTTTGAGCTGGAATAGTTGGCCGAAAGATTCCTCGACGTGATTCAAACAAAAACCGAGCCCCGATGAGATCCATTGTCCCATCAAGATCTCGGTTGAGCCGAACGTTTGCATACCGCCCACGCCGAGGATGGCCATGGGAATGCGAAACGCGAGCGCGATCTTTTCGTCGCTCATCTTCACCATTTCGGCGAGCTGCGAATCTTTGCCGGCGGTGCCCCACGGCACCACCTTGAGGCCGGCGGTGAGGATGGGCGTGCCGCCTGGCCCGCAACCGGCCTCGAGGCCCTTGGCCTGCTCATTCCATCCCTGCCGGAGCTGCTGCACCTGCTCGGGCCGCAACACCTGGTCGGTCGAAAGCACCGCCGAGGGCCGCGCCTGGTTGAGATAAAACTGGATCTGCTGCTGCTGAATGGCATTGCCGGCGGCCATGTCCATGATTGCGGCCGTCAACGGTGTTTCACCCTTAAGCGGATAAGGCCGCTTGCGGTCGGCGCTGTGCAGGCGGATGTGCAGCACATCGCGCGCCGGCACGGTGAGCGGCTTGCCGCCGGTTTGCTTGTCGATCACATCATTGCCGGCCAGGTGGTAGAACACATCGCCGGTTTCCGCGATGAGCGGCCAGCTCTGCCGCGAATCCATGAGGTGCAGCTCCTCGACCTCAAACCGGGAATTGCGCAGCGCGAGCGCATAGCAATTGCCCTCGAGGTAAACCGAGCGCACGCCGTTCAATAGGAAATCGGAAATCGTTTGATAAACATTCGGCTGGCGCAGAATGCGATGCAATGCGCTGGTGGTGATGCGGTCGCGGCCGCCGTCGCTTTTCAATCGCCAATGCGTGCCAGGGCACATGGCCACGGTTTGCGAATAGGCCGACACGCACGCCTCGACCATGGCCGATTGGCTCGAGATCCCGATGGGATCATAGCCGAGCTGCCACCAGTTGACATTTTTGCCAACGCTATCGGGCAACCATCCGCCGGTGAGCGGCAGATAGTATGGGCCAGGCCGATAGGCGCCCTCGACCGCTTTGGCCAAGGGCGCCAGGATCCGCGATATCAATCCGCGGCCGTTGCTCATGCCGGTTTCTTTGGCTCGGTTTGGCGGGTGCTGTAGCTGGCGGCCGGCTTGTCGGCCGTTTGCTCACGCTGCAACGTCAGCTTGACCTCTGGCCCGCTGCCATCGTCGGCCTTGTCTTTCACGTCGATGCCCACGCGCGCCTGGTCGTTTTCATCCTGGCTCGGTGTTGGCTTTGCCGTTTCCATTCGCTTGGCCGCCTCCTCGACCATTTTCTTTCTGGCTTCGGAGTCTTTCGCGAGCTGCTCTTTTGCGGTGGTGGTTGCTGTGCTTTCGGCCATGGCCGTTTCCTTTCGGTTGGGAATCCCCGCACGCTGTTAACGCGTGGCCGCGCTGTTTGGCGCGGCCGCTATTCGGTTTG